CTTCCATCAATCTGGGGCTTCTACTGGCTATCCGAACCGAACGTTTCTGCTCTCTGGACCGTCGAAGGTTCTATGGCTGATTCCACCCATTAACCAGGGTACTTCGAACTGCTCCCAATCGTCAAAGTTGATAAACTGGGGAAGAACATAGCCTCCTAACGCATACTTTGCTTTTCTGGCTAGTTCCGGATCGTCTAGAGCCATGTCCAAACTTTCCATTGAGTAAGCACGTTACATCACTTCGAAGAATCTGCAATACCAAGGATCATTGCATCCCCCTTGATAATAGGCAGCCACGAGGCGGCTGAAACTCTTCTCCAGAGTTGTTACAGGTCGTTCGGTGTACAAGATACTCTTTATGAGCGACAGCGTGTCTTTCACGAAATATTGTCCTTGATCTAGCTGGTATCCCAAGAATGAGATCTCACCGTTGGTCTTAGTCCGTTTGACTTTCTTCGCATTCAACTCGAAATTGAAGTACCTCTCTGCGTCGCTAACTATCCTTGTGAGGTTAAGTCTGTCGTAATCTTCAACCTAAATGTGGACCAAGCTATCGTCACCTAGAACTCTAATCCTCTTAGTGTAAATTCCTTAGAGATAGTAGAGCGATTGAGTAACGACTAAGTTCACCATGCTACCAATGAGCTGTGTGAAATAGGATCCTGAAGGTATGCATCCGTCAAGCTGATAGGCCTCGGAATTAGGCAGCATTAGTCTAGCATTGCAGAAAACATCCCTTACCCATGCAAAAAGGTTCCTGTACTTACCAGGTTCTCGAATCTCGATATCCTTACCGTTGTCAATCATCAATTCGAAATCAATGTGTTCTTCTAGCACATTCCAAACTTCTAAAAGTAGCCATTTAGGGCACTTAGAGTCGAAGGCACTCCAGTCAAGGGTAACCACACCCAATCCATCTGACTAAATGTCGTGCGCAAGTACTTCTCTAAGCCGTGGCATCGCTCGAGTTCCGAAATGGAAATATTGTCCTTCGGTATCGTTTTTCAGTACATCGTAGAAGTTAGCACCAATCATAGCCTCAAGTACTAAAGTTTCGAACGGTTAAACCCAAACTGGTCTAACTTTCAGGTCATCTACCGGAGACAGGTGTCCTCGGAAGGCAAGTTTGATATACGGTTG